TACTGGCGTAGTCATAGCAGCCTCCTCAAAAGAATAAGATCTGGTTTGCTCTACAAAGTTTAGATCATTATCGTCGTTGAAAGTGTAAGCCAATTTTAGTGTAGTGTCCCAGAAGGCAGAGGTAGCAACCTCTTGTTCTGCTGAAACTGAGGTAGTTCCAAAAGTAATCAAAATGTCTGCTGTTCTTTCTAGATAGATAGCCGGTGAGGTTTCGTAAAGAGAAGTCCAAACAGGCAAAGTGTTATCATTTAGACGGGCTTTTTTGATTGTGTTAGTCCAATAGGCTCTATCAATCTGCTGATCTATTACCTGACCGCCAGTAGCAATTCCTGAAACAAAAGAATATTCATTAGTGATTGGTTGATAATCACCTAACTGGAATTCTTCAGTTCCAAAAACATTTGTTCCATAATCACCACCAGCTATGTTTTGGTTGATATATTCTTTTAGTTCTTCGTCATTTCCATTTATGTCATCGGCATTCAGAACACCTGAACTAGGAATGTTATTTGGTTTTACATAAGCCATTATCTTCTAGCCCTCACTGCAATAATGTTATTTCTTGTTATTCTCAAAGTGTTTCCTGAATAATTTACTTTGGCTTGTAGTTCTATCTTTTCCAAAGTTCTACCAGCACCAGCATTTTCTATGTAAAGCCCAGAAAACTGAAAGGTTTGGTAAGAAAGAGGAACACCTGTGTTTTCTGGTTGTCCGTTAGCAGTAGTCTCATATCTACTTGTTCCACCAGCCATAGTTGTAAATGAATAGCCCCATTCACCAATTGTTAGTTGTGAGGTAGGACCACCATCGTTGTAAAAAAGAGAAAGTCTAAAAGCATAATAATTTCTATCTCCATTTGGTGGAAGAGCTGCGGAATCATAAGTTTGTTCTATGGTAGTGTTTCCTACTAATCCAGAACATTCTACACGAAGAACCTCATATTGTTCTGGCTGGTAATTTAGTGTTACCTCGCTGTAATTAGGAGCAACATTTTGGATTGGAACATAAGAGGTTGAGGTAATCTCTTCTGGTGTAGTTCCGTCATAAACAAAATCATAAATTTGATTTAGAGCATTTGGATCTTGTAGGTGAGCGATAGTAATCCAATTGTCTGCTGTGTTTTCTGTGTCTATGTTTCCGCTTGCAGTTGCTACATCATCATAGGGCTGATTTAGCTGAGCACCTGTTGGAATATCTCCGTCTTCAAATAAATTGTTTTTTACGATAGGCATTAGTTCTCCTTATCTAAACTGGTTTCTACACCAGATCCTAGCACTAAAAATCTTAAAATCTGTTGCATGACCTTGTAGTGACGGAGCACCAGAGGCATACCAGTTATTTAGTTTTACACGAACATCAATCTGAATGGGTTGAGAACCACAAGCAACAGCAAAAGGAATTTGTGTAGTGTGTCGTCTTGGATAAATTCTTCCTGTTCGGGCAACACCAACATTATTTACATAAACTTGTAATTCAGTCCACCAGTCATTACCACGACCTCTTGGATCTATGTTGCCGTCTCCGTCATCAACAGAATAAACATCGTTGCCGTGTTCCCAATCAACAACAGCACAACCAATAAGCATTCCTTCTTTGGCATCAAACTGTAGTGGGAAATTATCAAAACCACCGCTAGTATCTAATTCAGCTAGTCTATTAAAACCTGCTGACCAAAAGTCTTGTGAAGGATCAACAGAAAGAACTGGATCATAAATGTCTGATGCTCCACCATCTTGGTTGTAGGTTCTGTAAGTTTCGTAATAAGCTTGTGTCTGAAATATAATGTTATTCTTTACAACATTACCGCTAATACCACCGGGATTGGTAGGTAATTTTATGTTGTCTTGATCTACACGAAAAAGAGGCAAATTGTTAGAATCTAGACCACCATTAAATTCGTCCAGATGCTTATCTAGATTTGCTGTAATGTTATCAGTCTTTACTTGCTGAAATTGGTGTAAAGGTTTATCTGTAAATGTTTTAGCCATCAGTAGGGTTGTCCTTTCTGTAAACGGGTTCTTTGGTTCAGTGGTGACTGATCTGAAGTGTTGTAGTTTATGTTGTAGCCCAAAATGTGGAAAGGCTTGCCGTCAGGCTGTCTAACACGGAATCGGAAGTTCTCTACCAACTTTGTATTTACATCCCAGCGGATTACAACAATTCTTCCACCACGTAAGGCATCTTGACCAATCTGGAAAGGTGCTTTGGTAACTGTGTTGTCTGCTGGACCAAAGACAGGATCTTCATTAGCAGTAAAAACAATTTCTGATTTAGAAGGCTTTTGTCCGCCAGCGGCATACCAAGTAGTATCGTAGTCATAACCCCAATCAAGGAAGACTTGATTATCTCCGTAAGAAACCATTTCTATTTCTACACCAAAAACACGATGCTTATCAGCAGAATCACCAAAGTCAGTCCAGTTAGATTCCCAAGTGTTTCCACCAAGTGGGATCTCGGCTCCTGTGTAAGACCTCTCACCCTGTCCACCTGCTGCTCCTGCCGTCAAACTTTTTCCCCAGTAGTTTACACCTGACCAAACTTGTAATCCGACTAGAGATCCGATAGCTGAAGTGGTGTTGGGATCAGAAGCCGTACCATTAGCTAGACGCCAATCAGGTCTTGTTCCAAAAATAAAGTTACCATTTGGATCTGTCTGAATTGTAGTAAATGACCAAAGGTATTCATCATCTTTATTATCAGAACCTCTAAATGAAAATGATCTATTGTAAGTGTGGATTACAATTCCTCTTGTTGGAACTACCTCTCCCTTTCTAACATAATGAAGCCAATATTCTTTTTCTTTCTTGGAATAGGCAGCACAGCAGTTTGCTAAGGCTGGAATATTTATTGCCTGAATAGCCTTACCAACTAGATCTGAAATCTTTACAACAGAAACTTGTGAGCCACCATCTAGACCACCAGTAGCAGCATAAATGCCGTCTTTATTCAGAAAGACTACACCAAGACCGGGAACTAAACAAATAGTGTTTGTAGCAGTAGTGCCTATGTCTGGTGTTAGTGGTGAAATAGTAAGACCTTGTGGTCCCTGTCTAATAATATCTATTGCTGATTCACGGAAAACTAGGAGGCTGTTGTAGTAAGCATAGAGCGCAGTAATGTGTCCACCAGCTGAAGAACCAACATCAAAGTAATTAAACGTTCCAAACTGTTCTGGTAGTCCTGCCTCGCTGTAAATAATTCTTGTAGAATGGTCTGCTCCACCAGCAAGCCACATTCTGTTGTTCCAAGCAGCACCAAACTGATAAGTTGTTGAGATTGCTTCACTAGCGGTTAGTGCAGGTGCAGGTGTTACTAGTGCTGTGTCAGGAACAACATCAATAAAAGAATTACAAGAATTATCGTCAATTTGTTTTACAAGATAATAGGTAGATTCTATGTCGGAGGTAGAAGAACGAAGGTTTCTTGTTCTGTAAATTCTACGGGCAACTATACCTTTTTTACCAGTTGGGACATCAATTAGGAAAACACCTCGTTTAGCCTTGTAAGTAGCATCGTTTTGCCAATCAACAAAAGAGGGTAAACCTAATGGAGATTCAGATCCTGTGTCACTTACAAAAGACATTCTGTAAGAAAATCTATTATTATCTCCGTTCTCTGTGTCGCCTAAACCAATTGGTCTTTGTGATCCAAATGTAGGTCTTGGAATTCCGTCAGTTAGGTCGCTTGTGTTAGCATAAGTTATATTTACATCAATTAGATCTGGTGAAGGCGAAGCAATAGTAAAACCAAAGTCTCTGTAACGATTGTCGCCATAAAACCAAATAGGTTTATCATAGCCGTTGAGGATTAGTAGTCTATCACCATAAGGCACATATTGTGTGCCGGGATCTCCAATCTTTCTTATTCTTCTACCGGTATCTATGGTAATAGCATTTCTCCAATAGTTGGAGGCAATGGGATTGCCCTTGTTTCCCCAAAGATAGTAAAGTGTTCCGCCCTGTTCTATGAAATGATAAACCTGACCTGTGCTTTGCTTGGTCCAAATAAACTGAGAATCTACTTGTGTGTCCCAATAAGGTGTAGCCTGACCGGGAAGCAGTGTGTCTCCTCCATAGTCATACCAAGGCTCTAAACCTCTATCAGCTAACCATCCGTCTCCTTCAGGGTCTATGCGAAAGTTTTTAATGCTTTCAGCACCACCAGAAGATTCTTTCCAACGCTGGTCAATTGAAGGAGCGTCTTTGTATTTAAGTATAGCACCTTTTATCGCCATCTCACCCTCCTGTCTTTAGTGATGCGTAATCATAATAAAATGAACGTCTGTCACCTAAAACAAATTGTCCACGTTGTATTGCTGAATCGATGTGATCACAGTATCTCTTTTCTAGACGCTTAATTTCTCTTTCAATTCTACGACGATAGTTTTCAGCATTGGACATTGAACCGGTCTTATCGTAAAGTGTTGCCAAAACATCATAAGCAATCAATTGATGGAATTCATAAGGCATTTCAGGTGAATCAGTATGGAAGCCTAGATGTGAAGGCTTGTAGTAATAACGAGCAACACCTTCTCTCAAGAAGTCCTGATTAACTTTGGAATAAGCTTCACTAGGATTCTGTCTAGTAACTTCTTCATCCCAGCTGTCAACACGAGGATAAGGTCTGATGCGGTTGTATTGTCCGTCTTGCTCGATATAAGTTTCGTTACCAGGATCGATCTGGTTAAAGTTTAGAATACTTACTGAAGCAGCGGTGTCGTCTGCTATAACTGCATTCAAGTAGACTGAAGTGTTTCTGGTGTTGGAACCCCCTGGGTTGGAGAATACACGCCAAACTGGAAGACCAAGTCTTTCACCATTTATTCTGTCGTAGTTACTGTTCCAGAAAACTACTTTTCGTAGACCTTCGAACTGAGAAGGTTTTACATCTTTTGACTGGAAAGAATCGGCTTGTACATCTTGGTCGTCCCATGATCTGAATGTAATGTCTAAAGTACTGTGTGTTCCCTGTCCCGGTGTAAAATAAACAGTTTGTGGTTCTGATAGAGCACCAACTTTACCGTCTCTGAGGAAAGCCCAACAAACTTCTAGATAAGTATTATTTGGAAAACCGTCAGCATTTTCAGAAATAACAGGGCTTGCTTTTGTCTTATAAGCTTCAGGTACAAAGAATGAAGGTGACCAGACAAAAGCTTCCGCATAAGAAGCCTTGTAGTCCATTCTGAGGTTTAGCTCTTCTTCTCTACGAGGCATAAGTCCTGTGAGCTTTCCATAGGGAGGGAATCGACCAGTACCAGCATTGCTGTTGGGAACATCTCTATGCGCTAAAGAAAGCAATTCTATACTGTCATGTGGCAGATCATACCAACGACGTTTGATAATCCATGTGTAATCAGTTACTGTGGAAGTTCCGTGAAAAGGTTTGTCCAAAAGAATCTGACTATCACCAATAACTTTAGATATTAGATATTCGTAATTCTGTATTTCAATAGGCTGACCTTCAAAGTTATCTACAGTCAGTCTGTCCATGGGGGCTGTAAAATCTACCAAGCGTGAACCTTTATTTACAACAGCGCCGATTGAGGCACCAGGTGTAATAACGTCACGTGTCGGTAGCATATCAGGAATAAACTTAAAAAGGTATTCCTTAGTAGCGAAGGACCATCTCTTTGCAGTCCAAATGTTATAGTAAGAATCGTTAATTAGTTCGTCCAGCTGATCGTTGTATTGCTGTAAGTCTGGGGAATAATCTGTGATATTCTTGATCTTTTCTCTTAAAGCTTTGAGATTAGCCATGGTTCCTCCGTCCTATCATTATATATTATTGTGATTGTGTTTTTACCAAACAAAAACCCTCCTCCCCTTTTTTTAGGAGAGGAGGGCATGACCGCTAGTCAGCGATTACTTATCAGAACTGCTTCAAGAACATAACGGTGAAAACACCGGATGCACCAGAACCGACAGCATCAACTGCAATAGCGTGTGGCATTGCGTCAGTTCCTGCTGTGTACTTGTAAAGCGTACCAGCGGTATCACCAAGGCAAAGAAAGTCACCGGCGACAATAGCAGTGTTACCTGCATTGTTTGCACCTTCGACCTTAGCCTCAGCAAGTCCACCAATTACACATTCAACAGTTCCACGAGCGAGGGTGTCCCCAGCAGCGTTAGTTGAAGTAGAAGCAGCTTCAAGAGCAACACCGACACAGTGAGAATCAGCAGGTGCCTGAAGTACGTCAATAGCAACGGTAGAACCGCCACCACTTACAAGCGCGAACTGAACCACATCACCTACAGCGACGGAATTAGTAGCTGAAGGACCGGACGGAGAAGCAACCTTGAAGGTTTCTGTCTGACGACGGTGTGAGACTGCTGCACCTACTGCTTCAGCAGCGCCGCCGGGCAGTGAAGAAAAGCCTTCTCTTTCTAGATATTGAATTAATGTTGAAGTAGCCATTTTGTTATCTCCTTATAGATTAGGCGTTGATGAGGACACCTTGTCCACCGAGGTGATCGGCAACAAGCTGAACTTTGACGTAAAGCTGAGCAGCACGAGCAGTAGTACCACTGATGTGCTCAAAGGGTGAAACAGCAAAATCACCTTCACTGTGGAAGACGAGCTTGATGCCGTCGTAGTTAAGCATGTAACCATCGCAGGTACCAGCGACTGAAGAAGCGAAGCCCATTTCAGGATCAGCTTCAGCAACTGCACCGTTGAATGCTAGTGCCATACGACCACCGTCGAGCTTGTCGGTCTGAACGAAACGCTCCTGAGCGAACAGAAGGTTACGGTACTGAGCGAAAGCATCGTTGGACATGATGAGGTGGGAAACATCGCCACTTGGAGCAACGTTGTTAGCAGCAATGTAAAGATCGTAGAGATCGGTCATTGCAAGGGTACCACCGGCGTTCTTGAACTGGTTAAGCCAACCAGGAACCTGGAAGGTTGCCTTGGAGATACCACCAACTACATTGCTCTGTCCTGAAGGAAGAGGTGCAGGAGCGAGGTGCTCAAGGAAACCAGTAGCGGAACCGATACCAGCGCTGTCACCATTGAGGGTGTTTACTGCGGAAAGAACGGTAGAATCACCACGAAGGATCTGCTTGTTAAGTTCTCTGCGAAGCATGCCCATAACGGACTTCATGCGGCTTTCAAGAATCTTGACGATAGCGTATTCACCACTGTTCTCCATCTCCTCTTTCTTGGTGATGACGATAGGTGCGGTGAAGTCAGCCCAGTCGTAGATTGCTGGACGAAGAACGTCGTTTACTGCGAGAGAAACGGGTTCGTAGCCAGTGGAAAGCTGGGTGATGGAGCTGTGCTCGGCGATTGAGAGAGGACGCTGGATCTTGATACCACCGCTCTCGGTTTCGACACCGCCCGCTCTGCGGACACCGTCGAGGAATGCGACTTTCTTGTAAAGGTTGTCTACCTCAGAATCTCTGATGCTGTATAGCGTGGAGCTGAGGAGATCGTTTGAAATGGCCATGATTTTCTCCTTATAATTAAAATTTTAGCCTTTTGATAGAATAAATAAGTTCAGGTATTCACACGACGTGAAGCTGTTGTTAGATGTTCCACCATTTCTTGTTCAGGTGATCCGGAGATTCTGGTACAAAAGGCAGGGAAAACTTGCGCCTTATAATAGTAGTTATATAGATACTAAAGTTTTTACATGTAAAATGTTAAATTATTTTACCATTTTTTGCATGACCAGTATCTAGCTGTTAATTTGTTTTTACGGGTAGCAGGCTTATCACAACGATGACGAGCTCTGAAAGATTTACGTCTAGCAGGAACAGACTTCTTTATCTTCATTCCCTTTGCGCCGTAACGAATAATCTTTTCTTTTCCGCCTTGACATGCTTTGACCACAAACTTTTTAGTTTTAGATCCGGGCTCGCCCTTACGAATGGGACGAGGTTTGTTGCATTTCATCTTCTTTTTATCAGCCATGGTAAACCTCCTGGTTTTATGTTGTGTTAATCTGGGGGTCACAGAGAGCGCCCTGCAGCCACTTATGATGTCCTTCCACCATCTCTCCCAACCGGGCGAAGGACTGCAGGGCGCTGTGAATTATCGTGCCATCTGAGACTTATGCCACTTATACGCTTCTACGGCATTCTTGAACTTAGGTTGTCCCTGAGGACGTGTTCTAGTACCGCGTGCTGAGAGCAAGGCCATTTCCTTTTGACGTGCCTTACGCTCGGCTAGTTCTGCTCTTTCTTCTTGCAGACGGGTCGCACCTATTTTAGACTTGACAATATAGAAAGCATCTTCCAATTTAAGTTCTGGTCGATCTTTAAGTAGACCAACAATTGCAGTTCTATATTCAGGATCACTTAGTTCCGGATTAGCAGTTTTAAATTGCTCTAGCTCAAGACGTCTCTGTTGAACTTGAAGTTCTTCTTGAGCAGGCTGTAACATATCACGGAGCATAAGCTTTGCCTGACGTTGGATCTCTGCTTTCATACCCTCTGGATCGAATAAGTCATATTCAGATTGTTCATCAATGTTTTGTGTCAGACGAGCAGTTGCACCATTCAGAATATTTTCATTCTGAAGTCTTTGTGCTCTTTGTGCTTCTTCCACTTCTTTTCTCATCCGAGATAGTTCTTGTGTCTTACGGGTATAATCAGCACGAATATTAGCCAAATGCTTTCTGACATCTTCAGGAACATTATGGATCCATTCGTTTAAGGGTTTCATGCCTTTGTGCTGAGCATCATCAGTAAAGAGCTCGTCTTGCTCAGCACTGTATGCCATTAAGTCATCGAGGGTAAAGTTATCAATGACGTCGTCTATAGTTTCTTCAGTCTGAGGTGCTGCCTCTGCAGTCTCGTTAACCTCAACGGAAGTATTGGATAGTTCTCCAGTTTCCATTGTTTTCTCCTTTGTTTGTAATGGATGTGGGTCCCCTTAGTCCCGGACCCAATAGGACAGATTATTTCTTTTTTTTGTAAGTGGTCTTCTTTTTAGCCTGAGAAGCTTTGACAGCACGAAGACGACGGACAGCCGCCTTCTTTGTCTTAGACTTTCCCTTGACGTTTTTTATTTTGTATCCACCTTTTGATTTGTAAATAGGCATTACTTTTTCCTATCTTGTGATCGTAAAGCAGGATTTGGTGGAACTACTTCGTATACTTTTGGAGGTGGTAGTCGCTTTGTTTTTGGAACAAAAAACTTACCACCAGCATTGGGATTAAGTTGCTGCTCTAGAAGTTGTGCTATGGTAAGTTTCATGAAGTCATCATCAAACATTGCTTCACCCATGTCACGTGCTACATTCTGTCCTTCGATCATAGTCTGTGTGAATCGGTCACCCTGTGTTCCTCTGCCACTGAATTGCATGAATTTGTTTTCATAGCGTTCAGGTGTTCTTCCTTCTTCTACGCGTCTTTGTTCAATAATACCGATAGCTAGATCTTGTGCTGACTTACGTTTATTTACATCTTCAAACATTTTAGAAGCTTCTTTAAAGAATCTTTTCTCTTCATCGTTTAAATGCTGGTAGTAGTCAGCCAAGAAGCCAGGATAAACTGGTTCTCTAGCTATGTAGTTTTCTTCTGTTGTCTCAAATGCACCGGATTTTTTAGGCATCACATTCTCCCCATCATGAATTCGTCTTCTTCGTCAGCTGACATAGGTGTAGCACCGGTTTCTTCACGCATCTCTTCGGCCATGGTTTCTTCTTCTTCCATTGGAGCCTCAAGGAAACGCTTAAATTCACGGTCCTTAGCTAGCATATCGAGCTTACCTGCAATAGTCATAAGAGCTGTGTCATCACGGACATCGTCCAAAGAAATACGCATTTCTTCATTTACAACGTCTTCAGCAATTGCCTCATCGACAGCAGCCTGAAACATAGCCAAGATTCTTACGAAGTCGGTTGGTAGTTTTTCAGTATCTTCCACCATTGGGTAATCGCCAGTTTGGTCAAAAAGAGGAAGCATACGATTAGTAGCCCTGACAAGAGGATCGAGACCTCTACTAGTAAAATCACCTTCTGGAGCCATTGCTTCAAACATTTCAGCATCAGCTTCTTCTGCCATTTCTAGTTCATCACCCATCGGCTCTCCTTCAGGACGGGAACCGACACCAATTACGAGCATTTCTTTTGCCATTTTATTCTCCTTTATTAAATGGTTATTTTTTGATCATATAGTTTGTCAAGTGTGCCATCCAAACAATCGCTTGCTGGGAAAGCTTCGGTCATGGCCTTATTGGCATCGCCAGTTTCAGCCAAAGTCTTATTATAGACATCTGCACGTCTATCCTGTTCAGCAGCTCTTTCAACAATTTCTGCTTGTTTCTTCTCAATCCAGCCTTCGCCTAATTCAGATTCTGAGACAAAGCCCTGAGCATTTAGGATCTTTTCTTCTTCTCTCTTGTTGGCGACCTTACGGCCAAGAGCTTTAGAATAATAAGTATGGTCCATGCCGTCAGTCCAACCACCATTCCAAGCAGTTGGTGTTTTAGCAGGCATGGACATCAGTTTGTTCATAGCATTTCCGCATGAAGGACAAATGACTTCACAGGTTTTTGTTCTGTCATATGACATCAAGATCTCTTCTCGATATCCGTCAAATGCACAGCGATAGTCATAAAGTGGCATCAAGCGCCTCCTGGTCTAAGTGCCTGAGCAAGAAGCTCGGCATCGGTTACTTGTTCTTCAGCACCACCTTCGATATTTTCGACATCAGCAGCTGAGGGTCCTGGTGCAGTGGCCTGAGGTGGTGGAGCTTCTTCTAAAAAGTCTTTAGGTAGTTCGTATGCTCTAATGATTTCTTCCAAGACCTTTCGGGGCTGTACACCTAGAGCTTGTAAAGTGGGAAGTAGTGATAACAAGTTTTGCTTTCTAATGGCATCTGATAGAGGTGTTGATCCCTGGTCCAGTGCATTAATTCTAAACTTGCCTTCCAAATCTGCAGGTGTCAAAACACGAGCCTGACCTTCGACATCAAGCACAGCAGTTTCACCATCTTCAGATAGTAGATCTAGAAGTCTGATGTAGATGTTGACCAATCTTTCCAATGCACCGTCTTTTTCTCTGGCCATCTTACCGATTTCAGATGCACTGTATTGTGCCAATGCTGTGATCTCAGTGGCTGTGGCTTTGGTTGCTTCACCACGAGAGAATGGTGCCAAGATGCTGCCTCGATTAATATCCTGTTCGATGTAAGCCAAGTATCTGTCAAAGTTAGATGAAATAGGTTCGACACCAACCTGCTGAATGAGACCACCTAAATTGTCTTCATCAACACCGATCATTGCACCATCGATACCTGCTGTGATCTTGCTCAACTGCTCTTCGTCAAATGCACCTTCTTTGTAGAGGTATTGGCGAGAATCACGTCTAACAGCATTAGCCCAATAAGTTCTCAGAATATTCTTCTCGTAGATCTGGTCATAAACACGAGACATTGCTGATAGACCTTCCATCGGCTTATTAGGACAACGTGTATAGTAAAGTGTCGTAATGTTTGGCAGAGGATTGTCGTTATAAGTTCTGATTGGAATACGACCTGAAGAAAGAAGTCTATCACCGTTTGACCAGTT